GTTTTAACCTTTGTCGCCAAAGGGAGCGGACTATATCATCACTCATAAGAGTGTCGGACGCTAGTGGCGTATTACGGATGAAGCGTCATCCACCGCCTAGTCTCTGAACCTTCCTTACACGCCTGCAAGGCTTGGCTGCTGATTGTCTACAAGAGAGTCCCAGCAATTCATCCGATTTAACGAGCGCCATGCGTTCACAAAACGCTCATGCATTACCTCCATTCCTAGTCCTGCACGGTTGAGTACATCAGCCCAAGTATTCAATACGCGACCTTGTGAGTCTAGAATTGATTGGTTGAAATTCAGTCCGTTGAGATTAAAAGCCATGGTGCTAACACCAAGAGCAGTGAACCAAATACCAACTACAGGCCAGCTGGCAAGGAAGAAGTGAAGTGAACGAGAGTTGTTGAATGAGGCATATTGGAAAATTAGACGACCAAAGTAACCATGAGCAGCAACAATGTTATAAGTCTCTTCTTCTTGACCGAACTTGTAACCATAATTCTGTGACTCGTTCTCAGTGGTTTCACGAACCAGTGAGGAAGTTACTAGAGAACCGTGCATAGCACTGAACAGAGAACCACCGAAAACACCAGCAACACCAAGCATATGGAAGGGGTGCATTAGAATGTTGTGCTCTGCCTGGAACACAAGCATGAAGTTGAAAGTACCACTGATACCCAGAGGCATACCATCAGAGAAAGAACCTTGACCGAAAGGATAGACTAGAAATACAGCAGAAGCAGCAGCAACAGGAGCACTGTAAGCAACGCAGATCCAAGGACGCATACCTAGACGGTATGAAAGTTCCCACTCACGACCCAGATAAGCATAGATGCCAATCAGAAAGTGGAAGACTACAAGTTGGTAAGGACCACCATTATAGAGCCATTCATCGAGACTTGATGCTTCCCAGATAGGATAAAAATGAAGACCGATGGCATTTGAAGAAGGAACAACAGCACCAGAGATGATATTGTTACCGTAGAGAAGTGAACCAGCAACGGGTTCACGGATTCCGTCGATATCGACTGGAGGAGCAGCGATGAAAGCAACAATGAAACAGATAGTAGCAGCGAGAAGGGTTGGAATCATTAGAGTTCCAAACCAACCGACATAAAGACGGTTATCGGTAGAAGTTACCCACTCGCAGAACTGTTCCCAAGTGTTACTTCCACCACGCTGACGAGCGATGGTAGCAGTCATAGTTTTAAAAGAACGTTAGGTTTACATGAATTGTTAAGGAATGTGTTGATTCCTTAACATTTATTTATTATAGCACTTGGTCGGTTTCCCGTCAAGCCCTGTACTCGGCAATCTTGTCTAAGACTCGATTGAGATACTGGTGAGCGATTGCTTTCGGGTCAGAGCTCCAAGTGACATCCTCATTATACAACTCTTTCTTCAATTTTTCAACATGCACTCTCATTTCATCTTTGGTCAAAATATTTCTAGGCATAAAAAAAGACTCTCTTTCTTATATAGAAGAGAGTCTTTATAATTATCAAGCGATTACTGCTTCTCGCACTTCAGACTTTACATACTCCAATACTTTTTCTGGAGTAGTTTCATCATAAGGGTCAGTGGCAGCATTATCAGACTGCCCTGCTTCAACAAATAGTTTTTCAATTATACCATGATCTACCACAGCAGCGTAACGCCAACTACGCTCACCGAACCCAAGATTTGATTTGCGAACGAGCATACCCATCGAACGGGTGAAATAAGCATTTCCATCAGGAATAAGTTTTACGTTTTGAATATTTTGGTCCTGTGCCCAAGCGTTCATTACGAAACCATCATTCACCGAGATACAGTAAATTTCATCAATACCAAGACCAATGAAATCATCATACTTCTCTTCAAAACCAGGAAGTTGATACGCACTGCAAGTGGGAGTAAATGCACCAGGAAGTGAGAAGATTACCACACGCTTATCAGCAAAAAGTTCAGAGGTGGTGCGAGTTACAAACTCACCATTCTCACGAAACACGAATTCAACTTGAGGAATTTGATAACCTTCTTTACGCATACTTACTTCCATAGTTTTTTTACGACGAATAATATTAAACATAATCAGAACACTCCGGGAATTACCTGACCAGTGACAAGATAAGAACCCATAGCAGCAACGATTCCAATCATTGCAAACCATCCATTAATACGTTCTGCCTTTTCAGTAAAGAATTTTTTCATTTGATTTCTCCTTGATAAGTGTGTTTTTGTTTAAGTTCAGGATTTGGTTGGGAGAAGACCATGGGACTTCTGGTTTTATTTTTGACAACAATAAAAGCGTCGTTCTGATACGATACAGTTCCAAATGGTTTTGCCCACTTAGCATTTGCGTCTGGGTGAGTAGCGGTTCCTGTGACTGCTACACCACCAATCTCAACCGAGAGTTCATCATTAACATTCCACCCAAGTTCTTTAAGAGCAAAAGAAAGTTGCTCTAGAATATCAGATCCATCAATCATCAGTAAGTTTCAGAAAGTTGATTCAAAGAATAACCCAAAAGCACAAAAAATGCAACTGACGTAATTGTCCAGAATAGTTCAGTCATCAGAAGATACCGAAGAAGAAGTTGCCAGTGATAGAATAAGAAATGATGCCAGCAACAAAACCGACCATAGCCCAACGCCCATTGGTTCGCTCCTTGATTTCTGCAGGGGAATACATCCCGTAATTTTGATAATACATAGTGGGCTCTTTAGCAAACATGTTTTGCTGCCCACGCTCATTAGTTGTTACAGTCATTGTAAATTCGTTAAGAATTGTTACAACATTATATAGCAAAAAGAAAGGGGCGTCAAGCCCCTTTCGTAGTCATTTATACTTATTATGTTATGATTCTCTAACTTATTGTTGAGATGGTTCTGATATTCTACCCAAATATGGGTCATATTTCATCAAATCAGTTATATCCATTTGACATCCCTGAGTCTGCCAAAAGTTCATCAGAGCATCGTGACTTCCTTTATGATAGATGTCAATATGTTCTGGATGAATTGCAGAACCAAGATCAAGTCGATATAAGAATAAAGGAATAGAGTAAGTCTTACCTGAACCGAAAATAGTATCTTCAGAAACTGCTCTAGGCTTAACACCATTATCAAGTTTAAACTTATCGCCGCGAACATGATTCTTAATAATTTTAGCAGCATGATGCCTGGTAATTAAATATGCAGCTGCAGAAAAGTCATTGATAAAGTAATGATGTAAGCATACATGAATATTTCCTGTGCAAATTGTTGTCAATTGTACACAATCCCAATCATGAGGAAGTTTAGAAATAAAATCTTTCCAAGTAAAATTCCAATACTTGACTGTATCTAAAACAACATCATCTTCAAAAATAAGAACATAGTCATCTTCAGTATTCTCATAAAAATACTTAATGGCATTTAGATGCGACATGCAACAACCAATTTCATTTGGTGACATGTTATCTGGAGCACGTCCACTTAAATAACTACAAACATCATCTGTCCTACCATCAAATCCAGAAACTCTGAAATGATTTTCAATCTCCCAATGACTAAATTGAGATTCCATATAATCACGTCGATGAGTATCGGTATCAAGATTTAACCATAGAATTTTTGGCAATCCTTTAATTTTAAAAATTGATTTATTCTTGTCCGTCATTAATCTTTGTCCACTCTTGAGGTATTAAATCTTTAGTATTTAAATCCTTTGTATAACCCGTCTTCCCAAACCATTGTGTCGGTGCAATAACTTTTTTATTTTTATTTTTGGACAACCAGGCACCCCACCAAGAAAATGAAGAGTTTGCAATAATAAAATCGTCACATAATGACATTAAGCAAAGGTCAACTCGATTATCAACGTTCTCGGAAATTAAAAATCTGTCCTCTGAAAAAAGTTTTTGCTGATTACACCATTTAGGATCATCAGAAAAAACAATTACATTTCTTTCTTTACCAAAATAACTCAATGCAGACTCATAATATTCAAGAGGAAGATTAAAATGATTTTCACTATTAATTAGATAATCTGTTCGTCTAACATGTAGGGCAATAGGATTTTCAACAGTAGAAATCATTTCTTTACAAGGTTCAAAAATTTCACTCTTAAAAGTAAAATCTTCACGAATCTCTTGTTCGATATGTTTAAAATACTTTTCAGTTTGAAAATATCCTTGAAGACTTACATGATCTGGACAAAGATTAAAAAGTTCTTCATCAAACTCATGAAATCTCTCATTAACTACAGGGGCATGTCCATTGTTTAGTAAACCAATATTTACCTTTAAATCAAAAGAATCAAATAATTCTGTCCTAAGTTTATTACCAATCCCATCGTCTACGGCATCACTATAGTAAGGAATGATTATATCTGCACCTACATTTCTAGCAATGCCTTTAAGAGATGCATATTGAAACATTTGATTTGCCAAACGTCCCATTCTACCAAGAGCATTGAATCCTATCATATTAATTCTTGCCTACGTTTTTTTAGATAGTCTTGACTTTCATAATACTGTATCAATTGATTTTTGTCAAATGTTCTTATTTTATTCCATAATTGATAATTGTTATTAAAATTTGGATTATTAAACCAAGAGTTAGGTGTTCTAGAATGCTCTAAATGATACGCATAATTATTTACTCTAGCAATTCTATTACCAAGACATTTCATACGATAATAAAACTCATCATCTTCGCACCCCCAAGATATAAAGTTTTCGTTCATCATAAATGAATCGATATAAATTTTACGATTTACAAATTGACTCCATCCAATTGTAGAATTATAAAGAGTTTTATTTTTATCTAAAACTGTTGTATCTAGATGCAATACGAATTGGTTATAGGTATCTAAATCATATTTTGCTTTCCACTGATAAACTCCACACTGATAAGGATAAACAACGTCTGCATGGTTCTGAAAAATTAATTGATATGCATCAAAGTATGACTGAATTGGCAAAATTACATCAGCATCATAATTTGCTACAATTTTTGTATTTGATGCAATAATCAAATCATTTAATACTTTACTTTTACAAAACCAAGGGTCTTGATTCTCCTCATACAAATATTCTAAATTAGAAATATCGACATATTTTTTAATCTCAGGTATAGCTCTGAATTTAAAAGTAGGTTGTTTAGAAACTTCTTTAACAATTACCTTTGCAGGAATATGTTTAAGAAGATAAGAAACTGAAGAAATGATATTCCGTAAACGATCTTCCGTTTCTATTCTTGTTGGAATGAGAAAAGTTAAATCCATCATAAATTTACAACCTCACGACTGACTTTAACTGTTCCCGCAAAATAGTATCCAGATACATCTAAATGACTGAGAGATGAACCAAACCAAGGATCTGGCATATAAACTTTTTTATTTTTGTTTTCGGAGAGATATGCCATCCACCATGAGAATGTACTATTTGCAATAATAAAGTCATCACAAAGAGATCCAACACACATATCAAAATGTGCTTTAGATATTTCATCTTTTTCTTCATCGTTAAAGACAAAATTATTACCGATAAAAATATTTTTACACCAATTTATATCATCAGATATGATTAAATACTGGCGATCTTTTCCAATTTTTTCTATACATTCAAAATAATATTTTTCGGTACAAACTGGGTGATATTCTTGAAATTTAATAAAATCGCCTCTTCTAATATTAATACAAACAGGGTTGTCTAGTTTGTGATTATTATGAAAATTTAGTGCAGACTCTAACAATTGATCTTTAAATGTGTAATCTTTTTTTATCTCCTCTTGTGCATTTTCAAAATACTTATAACTTTCAAAATGACCATTTAGACTTGAGTTGTCGGGACATTCATTAAAAAGTTCTTCACAAAATTCATGTTGATGGACATCAATTTCATATCCATCAATCAATCCAAATCTACCATTCAAATGACTCAATTTGAAAATATGCTGCAATTGATGATTGACAGTAATAACGTTTCCATTTTCATGCTTATGGAACCAAGTAGATTTTGAATGATCTGGGATACAATGTTCATACCCCATATTTTTTGCAATACCAACTAAAGAAGCATACTGGAACATTTGGTTTCCAAGTCTTCCTCTAGTTCCTAACTTATTCATACCAATCATATCAATCCCCCCTTATAACCCTATAACTATCATCATCAAAATGTTCAGTAGAAAATTCAAATAGTTCAGTGTCTTCAAGAGCTTCCATTTGATGTCTAAGCTCTGGATAGACATGAAACTTATCACCACGTTTTAAGATAATTTCATATGCAAGATCAATATTATCTTCATCATAATATCTCAATAAAATTTTTCCACTCTGAATGTAAAAAACTTCATCTTTGATTTTATGGTAATGCCAAGAACACTTTTTACCTTTTACAAAATAAAGAAGTTTTCCGCAATACTTATCGCAATTAACAATCCATTTTTCAAATCCCCAACCCTTAGGGACAAATTTAATCTCTGAAGAATTCATTTGAATTAATGCCTTTATCGTCAATATAAAAATCGCCAGAAGGTTTACCGAGCATTAATTTATGATACTTACAACCCCACAACCTAAGTTGAAGTTCAGTAATGTCATAAAACCTTGCTTTTGCTAGATCACTATTATTATCATATCGACCCATTCCTCTAGCAGTTAGATATACAATGTAATGACCTTCATCGTACAGTTTATTTATTTTTTGAATTCTATGCACAATGGGAGAAGCGGACTCATAATCTCCGTCGGATGATGCGGTACAAATTGTCCCATCAATATCAATTACGTATTTCATTTATTTTAGAAATAATGTTTGTTGTTGAATAATTACCAATTCTATTAAAAAATCTAACTTCTTTTGCATATTGTCTTCCGACAACATCACCATCTCTCCAATCACTCCCAACTAAAAGAATATCAGGCGAATAAAGCTCAATTAGATTCTCTAATTCTTTTCTACTCCCAAAAGGGAGAACTATGTCAATGTATCTGATAGATTCTAGCATAGTTTTTCTAAACAACAAAGAATTGATTGGTCTATCAGATCCTTTATCATGCTTTACCTTTTTATCCTCATCAATACCAACAATTAAACGATCACCAAGAGATTTAGCAACCTTAAAAAGTTCTATATGTCCTGGATGCAAAATATCAAAACATCCGTTTACCCAAACAGTAGTCATTTCAAATAATCTCTAATACTAATAAATTCATAGTCATCCCATTCATTTTTAGCACAAGTATAATCTTGATACTTACCTTTTAGATGATCCGGAAATGGTACATATTCTATTTCACCATTATATTTCTCAGAAACACACTCAGCAACATATTGAAAACTTACAGGTTTACTGGTCCCCAGATCATAAACACCGGATGGTTTATTATTACATAAAACAATTTTTACAACATCATTCACACAAATAAAGTCACGTAAAAAATTATCAGATCCTTCAAATAACTTTAATTTCCCAGTTTCTTTAATTTGTTTTGTGAATTTACTCACGGGACTTGCTTGATCACCCTTATCTTCCTCACCATCACCATAAACATTAAAATATCTAAATCCCTGAATACTTGAAAATTTATCAAGATTGTCAATCACCCAATAATCAACTTGTAACTTTGAAATTGCATAGTAATTCAATGGGTTAAAGATACCTTGCTGATTTCCGTAAACTGATGCAGATGATGCATATTTGACAGGTATTCCATATTGAATAGCATGTTCAAATAAGAGAAGACTATAATCAACATTCCACGAATGAATTTTATTAATATTGGTTTCAGTTGTAGACGATATCGCTCCCTGATGAATTATCATATCAACTTTTTTCCAATCTCTAAAATCACGAAAGAAAGACCAACAATTATGTTGGTCTAATTCAATAACATTATCGAGATTCTTAAGAAAATTTCTACCAATGAATCCTTTAGATCCTGTCAATACTATCATATAGTAGTCACTCCTCTTTGGGAAACAACTTTTGATGCACACTGGTTTGCATAATTAATACTCTGCTCAATATCATCTGTTTCTAAAAATTTAACTACAAATGCAGATATAAATGTATCTCCAGCACCAGACAAATCCTTAACCTCTACTTTTTTTGTTGGGTATCTTTTACCTTGATATTCACAACCCAATTCACCCATAGTATGAATTATTTTTGAATTTAACTCATCGGTCAAAAACGGTTTAGAATTGTTATATTCGTAGTCATTAATTTTAATAAACTTTGCCTTTTTTACCCAATCACCAAGAATTTTTTTAGTATCTATGAAAACATTATTATGATTAGAACAAATATATTCGATATCTTCTTCTGTTAGAAATCCTTTATTGTAATCCGAAATAACAACAACTTCACAATCCAAATCTATTTTTTTAACATTTGTTCTTTTTATTTCCTGAGTAGTATCAACCCTAAAAAACATATGATTAGTTTCTTGGTGAACATACCTAATTTTAGTTATCTCATACCAATTTTTATTTGTATGAATATCAGCTTTTCCATATATACTTTCAATGTTTCTACGAACATTGCCAGCCATTCCGGGGTTTTCTCTCTGGTCTACAACATTCAAAACTGGAACAGGTGCTTCTGGGCACAACCTATTGGAGTTGCAGTATACAAAAATGTCTCTGCAACTTTCACCAATTACTAAAATTTTTTTCACGGTTCCCCAATATAAGGTTTATAGAAATAAGCGATGTCATTTGGTGGATGTGGAAGAAAATGACAACAATAATAAGCTGATTCAGCTCTTACATTTTGCTTAATATTTTTATCATGTGTTTTCATATATATTCTTTCTTTTGGAAGTCTGTTCGTAGAAAGAATTCCACAAAAAGAATCGCATCCAACATAATAATCGCAGTGAGATGCTAAGTCCACAATAAAATTAATGTCTGGGTTAATAAGCAAAGAATGATTTGTCAAAGGAACATTAATTTCACAATCAGATACTACGATAACTTTTAACCCAGTATCAATTGATAATTTTTCAACAAAATTCCAATCAGAAGAATCTATAGTAGATATATCATTTCTAGGTCTAGTTGATGTTGGGTAATGAAACAGAATATAATTTCCAATATCTGGATTTTTAGAATTTCGTATCAAAGAAGATCCATAATAAAATTCATTAATATTTTCTCCAGATCTAACCATTCTACCAACATCAAGAAATCTTTCTGCAGCATCAACTATTTGAATTTCTTCATTTTCAATACCAAATAATTCTAAACCAACCTGAAGATTTCTGGGAATATCTGGTCTAAAATGCCAAAAAGGAATGGCAACTGGGTCAAGAGTTGACATTGCCTTTTTGCCAATCTCATCATCAATAACATGCTGCATTTTGAGATTGGGATATTCTGGGTTATTTTCAAAAAGTGGGATTAAATTCTTACCAAATCTACAAGCCCAATAAATTTCAGAAATACTTTCCTTTTCTTCTGGTGATATTACAGTATCTAACGACATCATGTCGCCAATACCAGTGCAAATATAAGTTTTCATATAATAACTCAATACCTAGATTTTCTTTCTACGATTATAGAAGGTTTTTGACTATCTACAGCACCTTTAAATGCCTTCAAAACATCAACGCCAGTTACAGGGTCATGAACTGGGAAGCTCACTGCATTACGTAGCATTTCAGTAAAGTCTTGTGAATGAGTAATACCTGAGTAGAAAGGACCAGCATCGGCTGTTACTGCACGAATAATAACTGGAACTTTGTATTCCCCATGAGAAATACGTTCAATCTTATCAATATGATTTACAATAGCATCCATTGCAACCAGCATAAAGTCGTGACGTTCAAAATAAAGTACAGGAAGAAATCCCTCAAAAGACATACCAATCGCAAGACCAGACATTAGATTTTCTGCAACTGGGGTTTCGAGTTTTTGATCATTTGACACTCCCTTAAGAGTTCCCATTGCATCGCCACGAGCAACATTATAACCGATAAAAATAGCACCTAAATCTCCCAATGAGGTCATTGCTTCATTCATTGCATCTTTATAAGAAATATCACGATCATTAAGTTCCGAATATTCTGGATACACGAATTCGGGGAGAGGAGGAAAATATTCATCATCAGTTTTTTTCACCGCCTTAGAAAGATCAATCATTCCCGGCTTTCTTGCATGAGGGTAGGTAATGTCATAATAATATTTAATTACTGAGGGTGACTGCCAATGATAATCGCCAGTACTTCCCCATCGTTCAGCATTACTTGCTTCAACAGAACGATCATTATTTTCAATCACAAATTTACAAGGAAGATCCCAACCATCAACATAACGAACTGCTTCAAATAAATGCCCATTATCTTCAGTGCCATCGCCAACGAAACACCAAACTTTTTTATCAGAACCTTTTCGTTTCAATGCCCAAGCAATACCAGCAGCGATTGCAGGCGTACCTCCAATAATAGCAGAGCAAAAAAAGTTACGTTCACGATCATAAATGAACATACTACGACCATTAAGAATACGATCTTCAACGACTTCAGGAGGAATACCGTGAAGAAGAGCATGATAATGACTACGATGATTAGAAATTACATAATCACCATCTTTAATGTCTTTAAAGATTTCAATTAGTTGAGTTTCATTACCCCCAGACAGATGAAATAGAAAGGGAAGTTTATTATCAAGATACAAATCTCCAATTCTATCTTCAAAGGCGATAAGTTCTTCTTTAGTCCACTCTTTTCTCATACGGTTTCCTCTGCAATTTTAATCATAATTCTACCAGCATTTCCAGTTTTAAGCAAGTCAAATGCCTCATTTACTTGATCTAAATTAAACTTATGAGTAATTAACTTACTGATATCAAGAATACCCTGATTATATAGTTTTACGTATCTAGGGATATCTTCTTGTGGGTTTGTTTTACCACCTTGAGTAGCTTTGATACTTTGCCCAATACCATTAAAAAGATTAATAGCATTCATTACTTCTACAAACTTTCCAGGAGCAGGTTGACCAACAAGAACCATTCTACCAGTTCCAGAAAGAATTGATATTCCTTTACTGATAACTTCAGGAATACCTGTCGTATCAATAACAATATCAACTTTATCTTTAATTTCATCCAATGACAAAACAAATTTAGAAGCACCATGATCCAAACAAATTTCTTTTTTGCTTGGGTTATTATCAACAGCAATAATAGGACAGGCACTCTTCATAGCGGATGCTTGAATTAAGTTAAGACCTACGCCTCCACATCCAATAATAGCAACACTTTCTCCAAACTTTAAATCAATTTCATTATCAATAATTCCCATTGCAGTAGTCAATGCACAACCAAGAATTGCGCACAATTCTGGTGGTGTGTCTTGAGGAACTACGGTAAGTCGATTTTCAGATACAATTGAATATTCACTCAATGTTGTCACTTTTCCACTACTCATAGTCTTCCCATCGAGAATATATGAAGGAAATGGTGATTCAATACCGGAACCAGGGCGCCAATGCATTACAACCTTGTCTCCAACTTTAACCGTTGTAACTCCAGGTCCAACTTCTTGAATAATTCCACATCCCTCATGTCCCATTAAATGTGGAAGAAATTTTTCATTTCCCTTATAACCTTTAATTTCGTGAAGTTGAGCACCGCATAACCCACTCATTAAAACTTTTACTAGAACTTGACCAACTTTCAATTCAGTAAGTTCTACATCTTTGATTGAAAGTGGTGAATTAATTTTCTCTAAAACAGCTGCTTTCATTTTTTTCAGTTAATGTATTTCCAATTTTTGTTACAATGGTCTTTCATATAAGAAAAATCATTTGCTCTATTTTGTGGTGTTGGTTTAGCGTAGATATAAACGTTTTCTAAATTCAACTTTTCTAAAATATAATAAATTGAAGTTTCTACAGTGTGAATTTCTTTTGCATTTTCAAAAATTTTAATCCAATCAAATAAATTTACACCTTCATAAAAATCCATGTAGATATTAGGATGTTCATTATTAGGTACAAGATCTTCTCTTTTCCCATAATTGGGATAAGTTCCACAATTATTATTAATCAAATTATATGGTTTTGTAATGTCAACACCAACTCTTTTGATTAAAGAAGTTTCTCTTTCATCATTCCTTTTGAAATTGAAATAATCCTTCCAATCAGAATAATCAACATTACAAAAATCATATTTCATATGACCATGCGCTAAATGATTATTATGACATTTGCATGTTTTTTGTACATAATCAGAAGTTTGCAATGGAACAAACAAATATTCATCAGTCTGTACCATATACAAACTATTCAAATTATAGACTTCTTTATAAGAAAAATTTTTCTCCTCATCAACAAATTCAACACCCTCAGCAATCATATAATCCTTTAGATAGGAATATGTAGATGCTACAGGCCAGATAACTTTCTTATATTGAGTCTCTTCTCTAACAGATTGAGCAATTTTTTGGCAGAAAAAAATATCACCTATTCCTGCAGGTTGTTTAATAACACAAACTTTATCACTCATTCAATGTATGCTCCTAGAACGTCAAAGTCTGAACCATGATTTGTTTGATATTCTATGATTTTATAATTACTGTTAATTGAAAGAATTTTTTGCTTTAATTCTTCCCTATTTTCTGAAAAATATATGGGAATGTCATCTATCAGAATACTATGATCTTTAATAGGAGAATTTGCTATAATATCAAGTTCTTCAAAAGTAGGAACACCACCCCCTTCACCGTGAGCATCTAACCAGAACAAAGATTTTTGATCAAGTTTATCTACAATTTCAGGAAAGCAATCAAGAGAAGTTCCATTCCAAAGATAGACATTTTCATCACTCTCAAACTTTTCCATGCAATGATTAAATCTATCTTTCATTAATTCACAACTAAAAATCTTTTCAAACCCAAGTTCAAGTGCAACACTAACACTTCCACCAAGGTGAGTTCCAGTTTCAACAAAATATTTACAATTCTTCTTAATACCAAGATCTTCATAAATGTAATACATAGGATTTTTTCCTTCTGCAGCTGCTCTATTATAAAATTCCTTTGTCATTGAAAATAAGTCTCCCAAATAAAATCTTCTAATACTTCCATTTTTTTAGTTCTTTCTAAATTGTCTTTGATTGCATCCATTTTACTATAATAAAGTTCATCAGACACATCAAACTCTTCACTCAAATCAATAATACCATCCTTATTAAAATAGTCCCCAATATTGGGAGCACCATAATAAACAGGAATAGTTCCTGTAGCAAAACAATCTAAAAGTTTTTCAGTAAAATATGTCTCATAAGATGCGTTCTCAATTGATATTGAGAACATATAATCACATAAACCCTCCTCCTTTGTTGCAATTTCTGTTGGAAATCCGCGACCAAAAAAATCAACCTGGTCTTTGAATCTTTCAACCCATTCTAGGCGTTTGCGATGCCCAAGACACATATTTTTATTTGAGGATATCATGGATATCATTTTGGTTTTATCATAGATCTTAAGATCTTTAATCCAAGTTCCTTGTGCAGGAACCCACTTAAATTTATCAGGATCAATATTAAGTAATTCTTGATTGTGAGTAAAGATAATATCAAAAGTATTAATGACTAGATCAGAATTCATTTTGACCCAATCAGTGATTTGGGGCAGAATGGCAGCAGATTCTAAAATCCACGCATACTTTGGTCCAACTCTTTGATCATGAAATGCCAATCCAATAGCAGAATCTACATAAAAAGTTCCATCTCCACCCTGATCAACCCACTCAGTAAACTTAGAAATTTTTCCAGACACTGAACATCTAGGGGCACCAATATAATTGAAAGTATCACCAACAAGATTAAATTTATGCTTTTGCATTGATTTGCCCCACAATCCAATTGTAAGTTTTACAAATGCCGTCCTCTAAAGTCTGCGAATAATCCCACCCAAGTTTTTCACGAATAAGATCATTATTCGAATTACGTCCTCGAACGCCAAGAGGTCCATCAATATAATTTTTAGATACTGTCTTACCAGAAACTTTGGCAGCAGTTTCTACAAGTTGATTGATGGTTACCATCTCTTCAGAACCAATATTAACAGGTCCAATAAAATCAGACTCCATCATCCTACGAGTCGCTTCAATACACTCATCAATATAAAGGAATGAACGTGTTTGTTTACCATCTCCCCAGACCTCAATAACACCTCCCTCTGGTGGAAGATAAGCTACTTTACGGCATATTGCTGCTGGTGCTTTTTCTCTACCGCCTTCCCAAGTTCCTTCGGGTCCAAAAATATTATGATAACGAGCAACTCTAACTGGAATACCATGATTGCGATGATAAGCAAAATAAAGTCGTTCGGAGAATAGTTTTTCCCATCCATATTCTGAATCTGGATTTGCTGGGTATGCAGATTCTTCTCTACAATCAGGGTTATCTGGGTCTAACTGATTATGCTCAGGGTACATACAAGCAGAACCAGAGTAGAAAATTTTAGTCTTGTTTATCCCCTTAAGTTCATTGAACTCACGCTGTGCTTCAAGAACGTTCAAATTAATTGTTACGGAATTGTGCATAATATCTGCATCATTTTCCCCAGTAAAGACAAACCCCGCACCACCCATATCGGCAGCAAACTGATAGATTTCATCAAAAGGTTCCAAAAATTTATCTACAATAGATGCATAAAAATTATGATATGGTCCAGCATAACGAATACATCTCTCAACAAATCTCACATCTCTCAAATCTCCCTGAATGAACTCATGTGCTTCAGTAGAAGAAAATTCTGGACGCTTTAGATCTACACCACGTACCCAATAACCTTCAGATCGCAATCTTTTCACCATATGGCTTCCAATAAAACCACCAGCACCAAGAACAAGTGCTGTTTTTCTATAATCAGTCATAACGTTTTTGTTTTGTACAAGTTAACAGTCTCTTCTATGTATTCTATCATAGAATCAGTAATTACTGGAGAACAACCAATAAAGAATACATTATCTAAGACTTTCATTGCGTTTGGATAATTAAACGCAGACTCAAGATGACGATAAGCTGGATGAATAAGAAGATTACCAGCAAAATAATTTCTAGTTTGAATTTTACTATCTTCAAGAAATTTGACTAGTTCAGTTTTATCACCATCACACACAATAGGAACTCCAAACCAACTAGTTTCTGCATTTTCAAGTTCCCCAACAACACGAACACCAGGAATAGTTTCAAATATTTTATGTAATTTTTCTTTATTATATCTACGTTTGGCATGAATCTCATCAAACTTTTTAAGTTGAACAGATCCAATTGCACCAAGCATATCAATTGGTTTTAAATTATAACCAATCTGACCAAAAATGTATTTGTGATCAACAACTTTATCATAACCAACCAACCATTTATCAAATCTTTTCCCACATGTTCCACATGCTAAAAGATTTTGAGATCCAACACAATAACAATCTCTTCCCCACCAGGCAAAACTACGAGCTAAATCTACAACCTCTTTAATATCAGAAGATACCATACCACCTTCTACAGTAGTAATGTGATGTGCTGGATAAAAAGAACAAGATGCTGCAACAGCGTGCTTTGTCAAATATTCTCCTCGCCATTTAGATCCAAGACTATCGCAATTATCTGCGATCAAATGGATATCATATTCAGAGCAAATATCTAGAATTGCATCATAATCATAAGGATTAGCAAGAACTGGTGAAGAAAAAATTGCTCTAGTTTTGTGAGTTATTTTGCTTTCAAGTTCTTGGATGTTCCAATTCAAATCAGAATAATCAATATCAACAAAAACAGGTTTTAAGTTGTTCTGGATAATTGGATTTAGTGTAGTTGGAAATCCACAGACAGAAACAATAATTTCATCTCCATCATTCCACCCAAAATATTTTTTAAGAGCAGCAACCATCACAAGATTTGCAGAACTTCCAGAATTGACCATTACAGAATGTTTAAAGTCAAATTTATTAGAAAATTCCTTTTCAAATTTATTAACTGCTTCTCCAGATGAAAGCCACTTACCAGTTAAAAATGTTTTTAATGCTGCTTCAATTTCTTGATTGTCCCAATATGGTCCAGAATAAAAAATATTACTTTCACCCTTCACATAATTTTTATTATAAAGATAGGGGAAAAAATTGTCATTATTTTCAAATAGATCGTCTAAAAAGTTTTTAATTTGTTCTTTCATTTTACTATTCAACAACATATGATAGATTTTCTTCTAAGCAACCCTGCCAAGCCATTTGTAATACTCTTTCAAACCAGTGGGCTTCGATAGGATTATTACTATAGTCAGTATAATTCATTATTTTTTTGTAAAAGTTTTTACTATATTTTAAAATGCAATTTTTAGGAACTGCATAGTTTGCTCCTGGTGCAAAACTTAAAAACTTTGGAATATCTTGAACAATAAAAAGATCTTGAATAAATTCTCTTAAACTTGATATTCTTGGATATACTTTCATTTGTTTTATTTCTTCAGATTTTTCTTGCTCTATTCGGTCTTCCCATTCCATTGGTTGTGCAAACCAGTTATCATTTACTAGATAAGAAAAATAACTTTCACATAAAGAACCCCCATCAATCGGAACAAACCAATTTGCTTTTAATGCATAGATAAACTTTTCTTTTGTCGTGTACTTTTTTTGAAGAAGATTACCTTTAATATGAATCATCATATCAGGAAGATTTTCATAATGATCGACAATATATCTACCAATATCATATGGGTTTGAACCGACATTAGGAGATTTAATTACTTTACCCAAATGATCAATTTTAAATTTTCCAGGAAAATCATCAGGAGTTCTATCGTAGATTAAAGTATTTTCTGGTGAAAATCCATAATCGTATGTAAGTTTTAACCATTCCAAATCATGATTAGCATGATTACTAACAACTAGAGTTTTAGATGTTAATTGCATCCGTCAAAAATATTTTCTACAATTCTAACACAATTTACATAAAGTTTGCAAGCCATCTTCAAAACTCATCAAAGGTGAAAAACCAAGAAATTTTATTTTATCAATATTCAATGTCATATTTTTTACTTGAATATATTTCTGATTGTCTGGCATAGGAACATAGATAAGTTCACTCTTGCTAGATGTCAGATTCCTTGCATTTTCAATAATATTTCTAAAAAGAAAAGAAGTTCCCGAAGCAATATTGTAGATTTGATTTTTTTCACCTTTTTGAATGACTAAATTTATTGCTCTACAAACATCATCAACCGACATATAATCTTTGTAAAAATTTCCACCATCATATAATTTAATTTCTTTATTATTTTTCAATAATTCAATCATATAACCAAGAACATTTTTTCCTGGACTAATTGTTTTATCTAAACCGTAAACATTGCCAATTCTTAAAATTCTATATTTAATGTCAAAAGTTTCACAAAAAGAAATTAAAAGTTGCTCAGCGGTTCTTTTCGTAATAGAGTAAAAACCAGTTGGATTACAATAATCAGTCTCCTTTGCATCTAGAATATCATTGCCATAAACAAATGCAGAACTAATAAAGTTGAAAATAATATCTTTATCTTTGCACTTAGACAGAACATCGACAAATAAACTCAAATTTGTATCAATATCAATATGAAGGTCCTTGAAAACATTTTGATTAGTTGTTGTACTAATAAAATATAGAGCTTGCTCTGTATCAAAATTTTTTTCATTTCTTGGTACTAAAATTGTTTTGTCAGAATACATCTGACAAAAATTTCCACCAATATACCCAGTTCCACCAAAGACGGATATTTTACTCATACTTATCACAATCAACTAAAGATTTTCCGTTTTGATCTTTATCTGACAATAATGGAGAAAAATCATCTCCCCAATCAATATTCAAATCCTTATCATTCCACATTAAAGTTCTATCATAGTCTTTATAATAATAGTCAGTAACCTTATAAAGAACTTCAGAACCATCAACAATAGATCTAAATCCATGGGCAAATCCAGGAGGAACCCATAATTGCAATGGTCCAGGAGAAAGAGTAACTCCAAACCATTGCCCAAATGTAGGTGATTTTTTGCGAATATCAACTATAACATCATAAACTTCTCCAACAATACATCTTACAATTTTTCCTTGAGCATGTTGAATTTGGTAGTGCATACCACGAACTACATTCTTCGAAGAAATAGAATGGCAGTCTTGCACAAATTCGTATTTTCCAATAATTTTTTGAATCTCAGAAAGATTAAATGATTCTCTGAAAGATCCTCTATTGTCAGCAAAAATATTATTTTTTATTAAATAAGCATCTTTTAATTTCGTTTCAATTGCAACCATATCATTTAGTTTATAAATTTAATTAATTGTGCGGATAATCTTGAACAGATTTTCCACCATCATTGGAATAATCATTAATGTAATAACCAAAGAAATATGGAGGAGTATGATATAACTCTCTATGAGTTTCTCCCAATAAATTTTTATCTCTTACAGACTCAAACCAAACATGTTCTATATTCACAGAGGTTTCAAAACGATAAAGTTCATCATAAGAAAAAGTTTCTCTAAAAAAATTAGTTTCAAAAAAACATGTATGAAGACCGAAAGTAGTATCATTCCCCCATTTTCCAGTAACCAATCTCTTATTAGTTTCTTTACATTTAGCAATTATATCGTGATAATCTAAATCAGGGTTATTATCATAAGCAAGTTTAAAAACATATTTAAATTTTTTAGGCAATACGTCTAATGCACTATGGAATAACCTAAGTTCAGCAATACCATGATTACGATTATGATTCGAAGGAATTCCATTTATAGAAAAACTGTTGTCAGAATCATATAAAAATATATTGCAATATTTTTGTGTCTCCAAATCTATTGGGGAATGAGAAGCAAGAATAACAAAATGACCAGATTTAAATAAATTTCTACAAATTATTTTTGTCATCCTCCTTTGCTTTTCTTCATGCTCTCCTCCGCAATAAGTTGTAACTAAAACAGCAGTATCATTCATATTATATAATTTTAAAAAATTATTTATTAAGTAGATTTACGTGTTTAAGTGTGTACCATTCTATCGTTTTATCAATACCATCCTCCAAAGAAACCCGTGGAGACCACTTCAATTCATGTCGAATTTTTGTAATATCCGTGGAATATCGACGGTCATGTCCCGGACGGTCTTTAACATATTCTATCATGTCTTCTTTCATATTCATACGATCCAAAATCATACGAACTAAATCAATATTTCTAAGTTCACAATCACCACCAATATTATATTTTTGTCCAAATTTACCGTTTAACCACACCTCAATTAGTGCTTCACAATGATCTTGCACATATAACCAATCACGAATTTGTTTTCCATCTCCATAGATTGGAACTTTTTTCCCCACCAAAAGATTACTAATAGTTTTAGGTATCATCTTTTCATGATACTGTCTTGGTCCATAATTATTAGAACAATTGGTAATTACTGCAGGTAATCCATATGTGTTGTGATAAGCCATAACAAAATGGTCACTTGCTGCTTTAGATGCAGAATATGGATTTTTAGGATCATAGTTAGATTTCTCGGTAAAGTAACCATCCTCAATAGAACCATAAACCTCATCCGTAGAAATATGAATAAACTTCTGAATATCATATTTCAAAGATAAATTTAAAAGATTTACTGTCCCATTAATATTAGTAAAAATGAATGGTAAACAATCTTTGATTGAGTTATCAACATGACTTTCTGCAGCAAAATGAAAAACTGTAGAAGGTTTATGTTCTTTAAAAACAAACTCACAATCATGTTCATTTGTAATATCAATTTTATACAATTTAACTTTATCTGGAATATTATTCCAATCAGAAGCATAGGTTAAACTGTCAATGCATATGATTTTTTCTGTAGTGCAGGTAACTAGATGTTGAAGAAAATTACTTCCAATAAAACCTGCACCTCCCGTAACAAGAATTGTCATTTTTTAAATATTTTTAATTGAATATTTTTCTAAAAGTTGTGGCGAATATTGATCTAAAGAACTTGTCTCTCCCCCCTCTTCTCTTTTTTTCTTTTCCAGATTATATACCCTATTTCTTATTTCGGTTGAAGAATATTTATGTTTTCTTAAATGATAAAACAACTCTATATTATTATCAATACAATATTGTTTACCAGTAAAATCTCTGTCTATGTACTCCTCACTTAAAAAACGAATATTAATAGTTTGAGTTTGAATTAAATTAAGTAGATCTTCCTCAGTCTCATAGACTAAAATTTCATCAACATACTTACATGCTTGAAGTTGAACGTATCTTTCATAAACAGATTGTACTGGTTTGTTTTTAATTCCTGGACGATCCACTGTGGGATCTACTTGAAGTGCAACCTTCAGGTAATCGCACATTTCTTTTTCCATTTTTAACATTGTAACATGTCCAGCATGAAAAAGATCGAATGAACTACAATTAAATCCTATTTTCATAGTCAAATATCTTTTATTTTATTATACTAAAAAAGGTGGGTTTATGCAACCCACCTTCATGTGCTCAGGCTCGCCACCAATTCTTTGACTGGAAATTGGAAACCAGGCGGGAGTAAGATCCCATCCGCACCACTTGCCTTTTGTGGAAAGGCAAGAAACCATAAGGGGTCATTTTGACTCCACCACTTAGTTTTACGAAACTAAGAAAAGTTGCACTACCTTTGTTATTTCAGTAATACCAAAGAAAGCACATAGGAATAATACATCCCAAAGTTTAAGTTTAATAGCAAAAGGTACTGTGAGTAAACCCCCTATACACTTAGCAATTAAACCAAATTTAAAATCTCCCCATAACATAGTTTGATAACCAATGATGAGAAGAATATTACCAAGATATCTTAAGATACTTGCTTTAGACATAAAGGGGGTTGCTCCCGACCAGTACTGTTTTAGTCCATCCGTGACTATTTAATCATCATCTCTAACATAACAAGGAACTCTATCTGGATCTAACCATTTAGCATAATCAATGTCTTCCATTGCTAGAGAACATTGTATAACATTATCAAAAAGATAGATATCATTCCATCGTTTGGTGTAAAAATTCTGCTTCTGCATTCGATAATCTGGTTTTCCATTTATCTCAAGAATACCTGCCTCAACGAAGCGATATCCTTCACGTTCCAGAAGAACTTTCATCAAGCAACCTCAATAGACTCAAGATCTTGGGCGACATACTCCATAAGAATTTCGTAGTCATCAAGGGGGTCACCCGAGAACACCACCCCTTCATTTTCATAGAAGCGGCGAACCTTTTTATAAAGTTTCGGATTCTTTACATCAAGGTAGATTTCCCCGTTAGCAGCAAGTTGAAGAGTGCTAACATCTTTTTTGAATTTTTGAATCAGAGACATTTTTTTGATTGATTACTCTAGTATTATAAGGGTTAGAGAGTTTTGTGTCAAGTGTGCCAGTGAAGAAACTGGCGATCGGAACGATAGGATTTGAACCTACGGCATCCCGCTCCCAAAGCGGGTGCTCTACCAAACTGAGCTACGTTCCGTTTCAACTCACATATTATATAGCAATACCAAAATCATGTCAAGTCGTAAAAGATCTTACCTTACGTGATGTCCCCCAAACATATATCTCATACCATTTAGAACCTTGGCAGCGAAAGTACCCAGATTGCGCGAATTAAATCTCTCATAAAGGGCAGTAGTAATGACAGGAGCGGGTACACCAAGGTCCACAGCGGCAGAAACAGTCCAACGACCCTCACCACTGTCGGATACGCCCCCAGAGAACTTTTTAAGTTGACCATCATTGCGAAGAACATCAGCGGTAAGGTCAAGTAACCAAGAACCAACAACACTACCACGACGCCATAACTCAGCAACCTCAGCAACATCAATATCATAGCAGTAACTTTCTGGATCTGCCATGGGGGCAACTTCAGCATCTCCTTCCTTAACGTACTTAGATCCCACATTAGCATTCTTAATGATATTGAATCCTTCAGCATACGCTTGCATAATGCCATATTCAATACCATTATGCACCATCTTCACAAAATGCCCCGCACCTGGTCCACCACAATGCAACCAACCATACTCAGCAGAAGTTATATCTGAGTCAAATTGAGTTCTGGGGGCAGCATCGATTCCTGGGGCAAGGGCATTAAAAATGCGCGAACAAGTGGAGACTGCAGTATCTCCACCACCAACCATAAGACAGTATCCACGATCCAAACCATAAACACCACCGCTAGTGCCACAATCAATATATTGGATACCCAATTTTGCCAAACGTTCTGCTCTTTTCCGACTGTCTTTAAAATTGCTATTGCCATGATCAATAATAATATCTCCTTCACTACAATATCGTAGTAATTCATTGATCGTCTCCTCTACTGTTTCAGCAGGTACAACCATCTGAAAAATTCCTGGTTGCGGTCTACCATTTTTATTTTGTTTAACTACTTTAACAAGATTTTCAATAGTAGTTGCAATTCCATTCACATATCCCTTTTCATATGCTTCGTTTGCTTTCTCATAGTTTCTACGATAACCCCAAACTTCTATTCCCGATTTCATCATACGACGGGACATCCCTTCACCCATTCTACCAAGTCCAATTAATCCTACTTTCATTTAATTCTCCCAAGATTCGTATTGTTGTCTAAAATAACTATCAACCTCACTTAATCCACCAAGAATATCACAACTATAATTATGCTCATCACACCACTCCAATGCAAATGCATGAAATGATTCTTCACTTTTTACTTTAGGTACACCATAAATTCTCGCAAGAGAAGACATCACAAAATGCCAACATTGATGTTCAGATTTCACTTTTTGTCAGCTGAATTCAACACTTCTTGCCAATCTTTCTGAAAAAGATCTAGTCCCTTGTCTGTTAAAATATTTTTGTACATTGCCCAAAATACAATTGGAGGAATAGTAACTACATCAGCACCATTCAATGCAGATTGTTCCACTTGTCTTACGTCACGAATAGATGCAGCGAGAATTTGAGTTGATGTTCCTGAATAATCAAATGCCTTACGGATATTTTTAATTAATTCAACTCCATCAATTGAATTATCCATCCAACGACCGATAAAAGGTGAAATAAATGTCGCACCTGCCTTTGATGCAAGTATTGCTTGCGCAACAGAAAAAACTAACGTCACATTTGTTTGAATTCCATTATCTGAAAGAAATTTACACGCTTTAAGTCCTTCAACAGTACAAGGAACTTTAATAGTTACAGAAGGCGCAATTGTATAATATTGCCTTGCTTCAGAAAGCATCTCTTCCGCAGTATCTGCAACAACTTCCGCAGAGATGCTAGTTAAGTTTGAGAAATTAGTTGATATTTCTTTGATCACTTCTAAAAGTTGTTTACCACTTTTAAGAATAATTGATGGATTTGTAGTTACACCATCCAGTAATCCCGTGTCGTATGCCGATTTAATTGATAAAATATCAGCGGTATCTAAAAAAATTTTCATACAATAACTCCTTATTGTGGATAGGCATTATTAAGTCCCCAAGTAATAAAAAGTGCAATGGAACCAAAAAGTGCAATTGAAGTGATTATGGTTTTAATCATTTTTCATCTCCAAGAAACTTAGAAAGAGGATCCTTGCGAGTCTTTACGATTTCCACTGCTCTTTTATAAAACATGTTATCTGTATTACCAGACTCTTCAAAAATTGCCTTGATCTTCACCCAATTAAGGTAGGTGTGCTGATCCATAGGTTTTTAAATTGAATACTACTAGTTATACTAACAAGTAGTTTTAGACTGTCAAGTATGTGAGAATATCAAAACATACCTGAAGAAATTATTAAAAACGGAGGGAAGGAGAGTCGAACTCCTAAGGGCTTTAACACCTCAACTGTTTTCAAGACAGGTTCCGTCGCCAATCGGATTGCCCCTCCAAAAAGTCCTCAGCGGACTTCAAAATCGAGTTTTCTTACTTTACGTTGACGCCTTGCTTCTTGCCAAGCAATATCTTCGTTTGTAAGAACTCCAGATTTCTTTTTGATTTGATTAGAGTTTAGCATAATAACTTTAGATAAGTCAACTGCTGAAATCTTATCACCGCGAATGGTTGCCATATTGGGGCAACCACACGTTACTGTTTTAGTAGGATGCCCCTCTAACTCCTTTCCACAGGAGCGGCATCTGATTCTTAAATTTTCCATGACATTATAAATTATTTATTTTTCAGTAAATGATCTTAAAAACCAAACAAACTTACCGTGTGCTTCGTTTAAATCATCAAGTAGGTTTGTTGTTCCTCTTGAATTTAGTTCTTCAGCAACTTTTGCCGCTTCACTAAACATATCTATAAGAGTTTTATGATCTTTAAGCAAATCTTCAATCATGTCCATTTCAGAAAGACCGCTTTTTGCTTCTGAAATTCTCGATACTTCTGAAACTCTTGATAGAGCACTGACAGGTTTTGCTCCAAGAAAACGAATGTGCTCTGATAATCTATCAATTTCTTCGAATAAAGACGTATATTGCTCACCAAACATCGTATGAACTTGATAAAAATCAGGTCCAATTATATGCCAATGATACACCCAAGTTTTTTGAAATAAGACAAAAAGACTTGCCTGAGTATCTGATAAAATTTTGTATAATTTTTCCATCACATTATACTTTTAAAATATTTATATTTTTATCTTTGACCAATAAGATACTCTACCGTATTTGCTATATCATTCATAGCATCACGAAGATTTTGTCTTTGTCCAGATTCTTGTTTTATAATTGGTCGATGGTCGTCGGTTAAAGTCCAACGCCATTGTTTCATACTATCACAATACCAGAGATTAATTTTCATTTTTACATTTTATATTATTTTATATGTATACTAAAAAAGGGTAGGTTTTCCAACCCACCCCTACATCAGATATCAATTGATAATACGTTTTACGGCAATCCGCGAACGATTCAAGATACTTCCCGAAAGAGGAACATATCCAAGATCATCGGCAATTGATTGTGCCTTACCACTTAGCATATAGTTAAATGCTTTTTGGAGATCATCAGTCTTAGCACCATTACCAGTGCGATAAGCAAGAATCCAAGTCAGAGTAGAAATTGGATAAGCATTAGCACCAGAGGGATTTGGATTTTCACCGGCAAGGTTGGAGTCCAGTTTAATGTTATTCAGAGCAGCAGCACCAGTGGCAGCAGTAGGAAGAACAAACTTACCTGCTCGATTCTGCAGAGCAGCAACTTGAAGTTTATTTGCCTTCACAAAACCAGTATTTACATAACCAATAGAACCAGGAGTATTGCGGATGATACCAGCAACACCTTCGTTTCCTTTACCACCAATACCTACAGGCCAGTTGATTGCCTTACCAACAGACTTCCAAGAGGCATCAAAAGCATTCAGGGAGTTAGTGAAAGCATAAGTAGTTCCGGAACCATCAGAACGATAAACGACACGGATAGGACCATTACCACACTTCAGTTGATTCCAATCTTTAATTTGACCTTGATAGATATCTACAAGTTGTTTCTGAGTCAGTTTTAGATCACATCCTTTCTTATTATAAGCAACAGCAATTGTCCCGCCAACGGCAGGAAATTGAACAACACCACGCTTCACGCGGGATGACTCTTTAGAAGTAATAGGTTCGTCAGAGGCACCAAAATCAACAGTACCTGCTACAAACTGGCGAACTCCAGCACCAGAACCAACTGACTGATAATTTACACGACCACCAGAAGATTTTGCATAATCCTGGAACCATCGCTGATAAATTGGTGCGGGAAAGGTAGCACCAGCACCATTTAGGTTTACATTTGCAAAAGCAGTTGCAGGAATAGAAGCAACAGCACCAATAGCAATAAAGTTTTTGAGTTTCATAAAAGATGAATGACTACGTAAGAATTATACTATGGAAAAATTAAGAGAAAGTAAAGTGTTTGGAAATCATAAAAAAACCACCCAATAACTGGATGGTTTCACTCAGGTTGTGAGTAGTCTCAAAAGAAACTTAAAATTTCATCCCTAAAAAGATATGCATCATTACCTGCAACACTAACCATTACTTCACCATTATTGCGACAAAAAATTCCAATCGTAGTATTTGGAAATTCCCCAAAAACATGAACATTATTATTTCTACTCACACTTGAAGCAGAAATTTGGAAAAGTTTTGCTTCTGCTTTTTGAATACAAGAAATTTGCCCGTATCCAATTTGCTTGAATCCATAGGTTAGAGTTGGACCAGCAAGAGCAATTGATGGAATAAATGGAAGTGCCGCGACTCCAAGTGTCGAAAGAATCTTCTTCATTTACTATCTCCTAAAATATAAAAGGGAGGATTTCTCCTCCCATATCTATCAGAAAGTGAACTTGGTTTGGATTACACCACCCCAATTAGAAGAAGCATTTTTAAATGCTTGATCGTTTGCAACATAGATGATTGCAGGAGTGACACTAATATTATCAGATACCTTGTACTTGTAGAAAATTTCAAGTAGTGATGCTTTTTTACTCAGACCAGCAGAGTTTCCAGGTTGACCATAAGCAACGCCTGCACTATTACCCTTAGCAAATACATCAGACCACTGAAGACCAGCGAACCAAGTAGAAGTATTGGTTGCATTGTTAGGAGTAGAAGTACCACTTACAGTATTCCAACCATAACCACCACTCACGGAGGGAAGGATACCAGAGGTCTTAGGTTGCCAATAAGCGTTCACTGCATAACCATTTGAGGTTTGATTTGCAGCAAGAGTACCGTTAGCACCAAGCAGACCATTATAAGTGCGAACACGAGTTCCTTGAGTACCATAACGATAACCAAAGGCAACACCCCACTGAGGAGCACGATAACCAATCTGCGCAAGAGTATTCAGAGCACCTTGCTCATTGAACACACCAGTTTCAGAATTATCACCATTTTGAGCGACATAGTTTACACCAGCAACAAAACCACCTTTTTTGCCAGGTTGGAAATACTGGGCACCAAAACCAGAACCAACTGCCTTGTTATAAACGCCAGGAGCACCAGCAGTAGTAAAGAAGTCAAGAATTTCTGAGCGATATGCACTAGGAATCCATGACATCTCAGTGTTACGAACTAGAGCACCAGCAGTTAGAGTTACACCATTGCTAACTGGAAACTGATAATACAGTCGATCAAGCCATACATTACTAGAAGTACCAGTGCCTTGTGAAGTTTCTGCCTTATCCAGTTTCAGAACTGAAGAGGAAGAACCAAAGGGTTGACTAGAGAAGTTACCAGAACGCAGGCGAGCACGAAGCAGATCTTTACCAGTAAATGAAGTATCAAAGTTCAGGCGAAGGTCATAGTTAAATGCAGTATTACCTACATTTTGCCCATTAGGATATGCCTTAGTTGGTTGCAGAAGGGCACCGGGAACACCACCAAGAATGAAGTTGGTTTCACCGCGAAGTTTGGTAGTGGTGGAAAACTGTTGTGCTTCTAGTTGACCAACTTTTTGCTCTAGTCCATCTACACGACCACGAAGAACGGCAAGTTCAGTACCAAATTCTTTTAGAAGACGTTGAAGTTCATCAGTAGTTTCTGATACACGATCGAGGCAAGCATTCAGAAGAGCAGCTGCCTCATAACGAGTCATTGCTTTACCACCAGCAAATGTACCGTTAGGATAACCAGCTACACATCCATAACGCTCAACAAGATTGCTGAGTGCCTGATATGCCCAAGAAGTTGGTTGCACATCAGAGAATTGATTGATACTTGTGACCTGATCTGAAGTTGAGTATTGGTTGACTGCCGACATATTCAGATCTGCTGCGTTAGCAACAGCAGGAGCAACCATTCCCAGAGCAACAGGTGCAAGCATCAGTTGTTTGAGTTTCATACAGTTTGTTAAGAATTACAACTACGATGTGTATTTAGACGCTCCAGGATTGGAGCAAGCGAAATACGGGATTCGAACCCGTGACACCAACTTGGAAGGATGGGATGTTACCACTACACCAATTTCGCAAACGGTGGGAGATTTTTCTCCCAACACATTTCACACGGAAGGGATTTTAAGACAGAATTAATATTCTGTCAAGCCCCCGACTGGATTTGAACCAGCAACCTTCTCATTACAAGTGAGATGCACTACCGTTGTGCTACAGAGGCAGGTGAGTCGGATATGATGATCCAGACTCGTTTTAGAAGACCCGAACATTTCCAGACCTTCTAACTCCCCCACCTGGACTCGAACCAGGAACCCCAGAGTTAACAGCTCCGTGCTCTGCCAATTGAGCTATAGGGGAATGATGGATTAAGTGTAATATATCTCATAAGGATATAACAGTGACTTAATCTCTATCACTTTTATATATGGAGTTTATAACTCCAAGCGTCTCAGGAGGGACTTGAACCCCCGACCAACTGCTTAGAAGGCAGATGCTCTATCCAACTGAGCTACTGAGACAAGAGACCTCCTGGTTTGTGCATCGTTGAGAGGCATAGGAGGTGAGAGACTTACGCGAGGTTTGGACCCCCGTTGCTCATGAGACAATCATACCAGACTAGATATGAGTTGTCAAGTGGGAAATGCTTGATTTGAACAAGCGACCTATCGGTTATCAACCGATTGCTCTAACCGCTGAGCTAATCTCCCAAGGTGGGTTTGGTCGGGATCGAACCGACGACTTACAGGTTAAAAGCCCGCTACTCTACCAACTGAGTTACAAACCCAAGCGGAGGATGTTGGATTTGAACCAACGGAGACCTGTAAAGATCTCAAGAACTTAGCAGGTTCCCGCTTTAAACCACTCAACCAATCCTCCAAGGTGGGCAGAGAGGGATTTGAACCCCCGTAGGCAGAGCCAGCGGATTTACAGTCCGCCTCCATTAACCACTCGGACACCTGCCCTTGGAACCTTCTTATCTTATCACTTCGTAAAGCACCCGTCAAGCCATGGAGCACAAACTCTCATTGGTGGGGCGAGTGCTTTACATTCATCAGTATAACACACATTCTCATCATTCGACAAGTCCATATATCTTGGTTGATATTTTTTATTTGCCTCCCTGATAATGCGGTCATACTCTGGCGTTACATCCAAAATTGCCCTATCAACATCACGTTTAACTCTTCTATCAAGTTTTTCTGGGTCCTTAATAATAAAGTCGTTAATGATTGTCTGAGGAAAATATCTTCTCTGTATCTCGTCAAGTAAATCCCATAAGGTACTTTCTTTGATTCCACTACATTGAGAAAGTGCCACAATAATCGAAGTTAATACAATTCCTACTATTGCATATTGTTTTATATCTGGTTTCTTATTTCCAAAATTAAAATTGAACATAAGAAAGGGGAGTTCTGCAGCACTCCCCGTTATTTATTTACATTTACAGAGTGGCATAGCAGATACTAGCAACACCTTGCCCTGGGTGGGCAATAGACGAGAACGCACCATAAGACAGGTCAAGGTCTCTGCCGCCTACAAACGGTCCACGATCATTTACACGCACAATGACTGATTTACCATTAGATCTATTCGTTACTCTTAATTTTGTACCAAATGGTAGATAGCGATGTGCTACTGTTTTTCCATAAGCATTGAATCTTTCACCATTGGCAGTTGTCTGCCCGTGATATCCATCACCAATACCATAATGTGAGGCAAGGGAACATCCGCTTGCTGCCTTTGCTTGAAGGGGCGCTAATCCTACAGTGGCAATGGCAATAATTGAAAAAAGTTTTAGCATTAAAGATTAATAGAACTCTACATCCGTATAGGCAAAGGAGAAGTTCCCCTTCTCAGGGGCAGTACCCACGGCTCTAAATCAAACTCAAGGACTCATAATAAGAAAACCCTACTCATAATAGGGACCCCCGAAGGGATTTTACATAATAAGTGAATATTTAGTTTTTGTCAAGGGTCCAATTTTTAGACTGTCCACCATAAATATTGTGTAATAACCGTAACTAAGATGGCTAAGTCGCCTAACAAGAAGGGTAAAAAAGGTCCTTCAAAACAAAATCAAGGTAATGCGACTGCGAAAAAAGCAAAAAATGGCGGTAAAAAGAAATAACTTTATATGCCGCGAGAATGGAACACTCCTAAACGTGAGTGTTGGAATGCTCCGATTCACCAGATATTAAAAGCAGTCGATAATCATACTCGACTGTGGTTAGAAACTGGCGACTATTGGCACGAAGAACAAGCAAAAATATTACGAAAATACGTAAAAGATTTAAAAACCTGGATACACAAACAGGAGGGTTGGAATGACTGACATTGTATGGAGTGTCAATATTATTCTTGGAATTGGTCTCCTAGGAACTGCTTGGGTAATTTTTTATATTCTCAAAGAAGCATACCTGGAGACCAAAGATTAATTAATTAAAAATTCTACCCCAACCATCATTACCTGCCGGGCACCATCTACGAGAGAGATCTGAACGCTTGTACACTGCACCTTTACCATTTCCAACTGGACCAGTGTAACCATCGTTTAATGAACCATATGGGTCATTGACAACATAATCCCCAGAAGGTGTTTTTCCGATGACTACAACCATGTGCCCACCAGTAGGTGCAGATAAAGAACCGCGATGTAAGATACCAATAACAACAGGTCGGCAGTTAGATAATTCCCTATCAAGATCAGCAAAAGAAAGATTGTAACTAAAGCGTGACTTGACACCATAAGATTCCAGAACACGGGTCTGGACTGAATGATCCGTTGTATCACCAACTGCAAATACTTTTTGAATATAGGCATCATCGCCTTTGGCTCCCTTTAACGTGCCTGGTTTAAAGTATTCAAGACACATTGCGCAGGAAGAAGAATTACAGGTTCTTTGTGCATCTCTGTAATTATCAGTCTGCGGATAAAATGGAACGGAAAGAATATCAGACTTTGGTTTTTCTGGTTGCGTTCTATAAATTCTTACCCAATTTGCTTCATCTTGCATTAGGTCATTTGCCTTTGCAAGTAAATCTTTTTCAAGTTGCTCTACTGCAGCAACGTGCTTTGGATTCTTCTCATCATAATGCTTAAAAAAGTTATGAAGATCGATTTGCATTTTATTCTCCGATATATTCTAATGAAAAAATATCATGCTCTAAAATATCAGGATTTAACCATTCACTAAATTCTGCCTGAATTGATTGAGCATCATCAATATCTTGCTCACTCAAATAATGAATACGGTCTATTGCCCAATCATGAGACTGCCGAAGAGTCTGCTCTAAAGTGACCATAATCTTTTCTCAAATAGCGTCCTAGGATATTACTATTGTAGTATGCAGGACGCCCATCGTCAAGTGATTCTCTCAGTACATTATTTAGAAAAAGTTGCCTTGTTTCTTCATAGTTACAATCACCTTTTGTTTTATGAAGACTTATAATTTCTCTATTGAAAAACTCTTTACCATACTTTTTAATATCCTCCTTTAATTCAGGACAAGAACCATAATACTTTTTCCAATCTGATTCTTGTTTTACTTTTCTCTTCTTTCCAGGAGGTGTTCTAAAAGACCAAAAATACTTTCTACCCCAGTATTTACGATCAGTTTTAGTACAAGAAATAAGGTATACAAAACCAAAATAATCTTGAATATCAGAAGACTCAAAAATTTCTCCATTGAATCTCCAAGGATTCTCATAGCTCATATTAAAGTATCTTAGAGCTATTATTTATCTTCAATGGAGACAAACCTAGTCTAGCAATAAAAAAGGGGTCTTGTCAAGACCCCTTTCTTCACATATGATGTTATTTGTCTTAAAAATTAATTGTCACCTCTCATATGTCTTTCAGACTCCCTTGCTTTTTGCAGTGCTTGCCCTGTATTCTGTTTTCCTGGAATAGCAATATGAGCAGATCCTGACTTTCTTTTGTTTTCTTTATTGAACTTTTTTTGAAGATATTCGGTTCTTCTTGTTTCCTCAACAATGTCAGCAATCATTTCTGCATCCATTTCCATCATTACATAAAGAGCCTCTTCTAAGGTGTCTACGTGCCCCTCAGAGAGGAGATAGTCAAGAACAATATCATAGGCATCATAACGCTCCCAGAGGGGTCCATCCTTATAAGGTTTGTTATCACCTTGCTTAGTGCTGAAGGGGGATGGTTTTGCTTCTGGTGTTTTTGGTGTTGCTGCAACCTTTGCAGTCTGAGCCACAACGCCAGTGTCTGGTTTTGTGGCAACTGCAGTAGTTTCTGGTTTAAATGCAGATTGACCTGTCTGCCTTGCCTGAGAGGATGCTTGCATACGCTTAATTTCACCATCCTTCATAAGTGGATTTGGAGTTTTTGGTTTAATTGACTCCGGACCAGCAGCTTGAGTTCCTGGTTTTGGTGCAGATTTTGCTGCTTGTGCTTGATATCTGGTTGTATCAGAATCAGTCCAAGATTTTTCTGTAAATTTACCAGTTGCTTTATCTAACGTTCCCTGAACACCCTGTCTTTTGGCAAGAACTGTTCCGCCAGCGGGAGCAGATTTTGCTGTAGCAGGGGCAGATGGAGAACCGCCAGAGGGTCTTGGGGGTTGACCGCCGCTTCCAGTGGGTCTTGGGGGTTGACCTGTAGGTTTGCCACTAAAACTAAACCCACCTGAACCAATTTTAAATTTACTTTGCAGTTGCTGTTGCTGTGCTCTTCCTATTGCAATATTTCTGGCATCTTTATTTGTCAATGGATCACCAAAAACTTGTGATTGAACTTTTTGTCTTGTACCAGATTCAAGATTTTTTTGTCTTTGCTGCTGCAAACCTGCAGATACATTAAAAACAGGATTTGGTGCCTCATTTAGATACGCTTCATACATATCTTCCCAAGTATACTCACTTAGGTCATGACCATCTTCTAGGAGTGAGTTGACCCAATATTCAACTTCCTCCCAAATTTGCTCTTCAGTAACTTCTTCTTGTGAAGCATAAATTGACTGATATGCTTCCATCAAAGTTTTTGCTTCACTGCCAGTAAGTCTAGACATTTTTTCTTTTTATTTCTTTATAATTTTATTTATAAAAAAAGAGGGTCCGAAGACCCTCACTTAATGTCGTTAGTTTGATTGCCTAACCACTCCTTTTCATAATTATAGTCACCGAATAAAAAGTCATCATACTCTGCTGCTTCTTTATACGCGTTCAGGATATCCTGTTCGCACCATTCATCATAGTTGGAATCCTGAGAAAGTATCCTTGGTAACATCTTGTTTGATTCCTCCGACGATATAGGACTCGACTTCAGTTTCCTGTGGGGCAACTTGAAGACCTTTAGAAGAAATCCAATGCTCTGTCCAAGGAAGAGGATTATTTTTTGCTGGAATGTCATAAAGTGGTTTAAGACCGATTGCTCTCATTCTACGATTGGCAATCCATTCAACATACTGCTGCAACAGTTTGTCATTCAGACCAATCATAGAACCATCTTTGAACAGATATTCTGCCCATAGTTTTTCTTGATTTACAGCATTCTCAAAGGTCTTATAAACCCATTGCTCTTCTTCTTTAGAGATACGTGCCATTTCAGGATCATCACCTTCTTTCCACTTATTCAGAATATTCTGAGTAATGACAAGATGCTGATTCTCATCACGGGCAATCAGTGAGATGATTTTTGCACTTCCTTCCATAAGCTTGAGTTCGCCAAATGCAAAACTGCAAGCAAAACTGACGTAAAAGCGAATACCTTCAAGAATATTAACATTTGCAACTGCTCTGAACAGTTTGCGCTTGAGTTCATACCTTTCTCCTAGTGCATGTGGAACTTGTTCTTGGGCATATTTCCAAATTTCAGAAGTTCCATAATGTTGAGCACTATTAATAAAATCATTATATGCTTGTGTTACGCTCACTGCACGTTCCATAATACGATCTTCTTTTAAGATTGTATCAAAGACTTCAGATGGGTCAGAATAAACATTTTTGATGATATAGGTGTATGAACGAGAGTGAATCATTTCCATGAACTCCCAAACTTTCATACATGCTTCCAGTTCAGGGAGAGAACAGTATGGCGCGAACGCCATACCAGGACCACGACCCTGAACGGAATCAAGCATAACTTGATACTTAAGGTTACTAGTAAAGATGTGTTTTTGCTCTGGGCGTAGCATATGATAATCGCTACGATCTTTTTGAAGAGATACCTCTTCGGGTCTCCAGAAATAACCCAGTTGCTGTGTTGTTAATTTATCGAAAATTGGATACTTGTAAGAATCGTATCTTTGTATTCCTAATGGTTGACCAAAAAACATAGGTTGCTTTTTGGTATCTACTTCTTGGGAGTTAAAAACGGTCATAGATTCGACCATAGTTTTATCCTCCAAACCTGTTTTAAATCTTACAAGACTCACAATCTTCCTCCTCCGTATCTAGAATATTGGAAATTAAATTTTCAAGAGACTGACGGGTTTCTTCAACCTCATCATTCTTCATGTCGTGTGTATTTTGATAGTAGCTGGTTTTCCAACCGTACTTATATGTAGTCAAAAGGTCTTGCGCCATTACTGAAGTAGGAACTTCATTATCTGGATAATTTTCTGGATTATATGACCAGTTTCCAGAAATTGCTTGATCAAAGAATTTTTGCATAACTGCAACAATATTGATATACCCACGATTGCTAGGCATATCCCAAAGAAGCGTATAATTGTTCTTAAGTGTTTGATACTGAGGAACAATTTGCTTGAGAGGTCCTTTCTTTGATTTTTTAATGGACAAGTATCCGCGAGGTGGTTCGATTCCGTTGGTTGCATTTGACACAACGGAACTGCTCTCCGATGGCATCTGTGCGGACAGTGTTGAGTTCCTAACACCGTATTGCTTAACCTGCTGTCTAAGATTCTCCCAATCATATTTTAAGTCGTTAGGTACGATTTCGTCAACATCTTTTTTGTATGTATCAATTGGAAGAATACCTTGACCATACTTTGTTCGATGTGAATATTCACATGCACCTTTTTCTTTAGCAAGATTTACAGTTGCTTGAATGAGGTAATATTGAAATGCCTCAGTTAAATCATGAACTAATTCCCATGCTTTTTGATCTTCATATTTTGCGCCATATTTCGCAAGATAGTGTGCCAACCCAATATAACCTACCCCAAGTGAACGACGTGCTCTAGTTGCGATTTCTGCTGCTTTAACGGGGTATCCCTGAAAATCAATGAGTTCATCAAGACTCCTAACAGCAAGATCACAAAGAACTTCAAGATCTTCATGATCCCGGATTTTTCCAACGTTAATAGCACTAAGAATGCAGAGAGCAATTTCACCATTTGGATCATCAATATGTTGAATCGGTTTAGTTGGCAGAGTAATTTCCTGACAGAGATTGCTCATTTCAACCTTATCCATAAAGGAAGAGTGAGAGTTGCAATGGTCGATATTCATAATATAAAGACGACCAGTTTCAGCGCGTTCTTTTAGGAGATCTAGAAAGAGTTCTTGAGCACTGATAGTTTTTCTTGGAATAGACTCATCTTGTTCATAACGAATGTATAACTCGTCAAATCCATCAGTACCAAAAGCATCATACAGACCAGGAACGGCATGGGGAGAGAAGAGAGAAATCTCTTCGTTTTTAATGAATCTCTCATAGAAGAGTTTGCTGATTTGGATGCTGTAGTCTAACTTACGAACGCGATTATCTTCAGTTCCTTTATTATTTTTTAGTACTAGGATGTCTTCTATTTCTTGGTGCCATATTGGGAAGTGGACAGTTGCTGATCCACCACGGATGCCATTTTGAGTGCAGCAGCGGACAGTTGATTCAAACTTCTTGAGGAAAGGGACAACACCTGTGTGCTGAACTTCTCCGCCACGGATTTTGC